CCGGGAACAAGACTTGCCTCATCCACGTCAAAAACTAAGTTACCTGCCAAGGCTAGATTATCGATTGCCATCCGAACGTGACCGTTCATCAGCTTCTGTGCATCTTCCATGTTCTCTGCAACACCAACGCCCCATAGTTGATATGGGTTGACTTCGTACGGGAACACCTGATATGGAATACGGGCTGGGGTGAATGGGTTTAAGACACAACGCAGAATCACGTTTCCGCAGACCCAGATATTTACTTGTAGTTCATCGAACTCAGACATCATGCCTGCTTCTTCAAACCCTGCCGCATTTGCAAGTTTAGAGTCAAGAACACCCCAGTATTCTAAAACCTCGTAGCGGTTTTCAGATACATATGGTTCGGTTTCATCCTCACGAATGGTATCTTCGTAGTATTTGTCCTCATAGTTAGGACCTTTTGCCAAACACTCCTCAATAGCTTCTGCAATAAAATGTGGACGCTTGATTAGTGAGCGAAGTTGTTGACGATTATATCTGTGACGTTCTATGACGTATTCACAGTCATCTATGCTTGTAGCGGATGGGTCAGGATGAAAGTCCCAGCAAGACACCATCTCAATTCTAGGTACAACCTTTTCGTACGGCTGGTATTCACGTTCGCCGTCGTCATCACGTCCCCACTGATGGATACGTTTGTAAAAATTAAAAGGTCCCTTGACAATACCTGTGCCAAAAAGGGACGATTCAAATATAGAGTTACGAAATACGTTTACTGCGTTTGTGTCAAGAAGCTGGTCGTGAATAACCTTCTCCATGTTCAACGCTGCAATTTGTGCTGGGCTAATTTGTGGTTCGCCCATCTTTGCAGGCCCTTCAGCAAGGGGTAACTCCCCATACTCTTTCTGAAGACCACCAAGGAAATTCTTGCTAGGTTCCGCACCTAACGCTCCCGGTAACATCTCTCGTCCGTCACCAGCAAACCCATAGGGGTCTTCTTGCTGCATCTCGTCAAGAGGTGTTTCCATGTGAGCAAACTCCGCAATCCCTTCAGGGACCGGAGTATGTTCTACAATTAGGGGAAACTTCTTATTGGCAAAAAGGATGTCTACAATTTGACCGTACGCTGCTAGAACCTTTGTCTTAGTAATTCTTACGAATACCTTAGACCGTTCTGAGTCACGGTAAGTTGTTGTAGAATCGTACACACCACGAAAGTTTTTATAGGCTTGTAACCAACGCTGCTCGTGTGCATAGCGTCCGTTCTCTGACTCTTCAAACTTTTGTTTTACATACCCAACAAGACCCGGAAAAGTTTCTTCAGGGTCAATCAGGTTGATGGTGGTGTCATCTTCAGGTTGAAGGAAATTATCTTCTGACATATTTTAGTAATCGCGTTCTTCAGCCATTTTCATTACGGCAGGGTCTACTGCACCCTTAGTTGCAACTTTTGGCATGTCTTCAGTCAAAGCACCTTGAGCGGTCTTGGTGTCAAACTCTAAACCTTCACGGTAAAGTTGGTCTGCACCCATCTGGTCATCTACGGATGTTTTGTCTGAGTTCATGATATAAGATGCACCGAAATTTAAATTCGACATTTTCATCTCCCGTTATCTAGAAAAGAAGCCCCTTGGTTTTGATTGATAGGAACGGCTTCGGGTCTCCTATCAATATTTACAAAGCCAGTGTCACGCATGGCTTCTTGTTCTGCGTCTGCTAAAGGTTCAGGTCTATTTTGTGTAAACTGAGGGTTTTTACGTTCTTCTTCAGTTAGGGTCTGGATAGCTGTTTGCTTTGGTTCCATCGCCATAGAAGCTGCGGCTGCTACTGCTGCTGGTGCTTTAGCTGCTAATAATGCACCTTCAATAGCCATATCACGAGCGACGGCTGCTGGCTCTGTTACTATCTGACGTGCTGTCTCAAGACCAACGGCTCCTACAAGTATTTTCGCACCCTTGCCTAACAGTTTATCTAATAATCCTGCTTTTTTTAGTTTATCTTTCATAGCTGGGTCTTCTTCTAAAAAACCCTCGAATGTAGCAAGACTAGAGCCTTCTTCCATTTCCATGCGAGGAGTGGGAGAAGCTTTTTTCTTTTCAACAAGTTTTTGCTTTTTCTCTTCGAGGTCTATCTCCGCCTGAACTAAACGAGTTTCTCCCTTAACTTTAGATGTTTTTAAATATTCATCTGCAGCTTCTTGGCTAATATCCGTGCCTTTATTCATAATCGATTCTTGAGGGTACGTTACCCCGTCATCAACCGCATCCATTTTTTCAACTACGTTAACAGGTAAAAGAGAACGACCTTTTTGGGATGCTACATACTTCTTTGTAAACGGTGATAAGTTTTTTACACCCACATCTGCAAGAAATTGACCGTGTGTTTTCATGACTGTGTTATCATTTAAGCTAACTGTATTTCCTTCAGTCAAATGAACATACGGTTCAAATGACAAAGCGTTAGCAGCTTCAATAGCAGATGATTGATTTTGAACAGCCATGTATCCCTCTGACGCTTCTTTTTTAGAAAGAGGTCGCCAAGTTAGGTACTTTCTAATAGGATTGTCTGAATTAAAACCTGCAGCTTGAAGTGTGCTTTCTTGCATACGTCTAAAATCGTACGCAGTAAAAGGCTGTTCTACTACCTGCTTTGTGCTTTCTTGAAGATATCTAATCTTAGGAAGATTTGACGTTTTAAGTTCTTCTCGTATTATTTTATCTAACGTTTCGGGTTTCTCAAAAACAAGTCCTGAAGTTCTGTTTCCTATAAGAGTTCTAATAACATCAAGTTGAGGTCTGGGCATATATGCAATACCAATACCTTTAGTGCCTTTGTCTGTTTTAAGTTCTAGTCCTGAAACAATCCCTGTTTCAAAGTCTATATTCTCTATACTAAATGCTTTAAAATCAGAAGGACGATAACCACCCAACATCATAAGAAGCATACGTGCGCCTGCTGCCTTACGAGTAGGGTCATCGTTATTCATCAGACTCGCTGCTATGTCTTTAGTTTCTTGATAAACTTCTGGTGGAATAGAAATAGGTCGTAAACGTGCTGTGGTAGTATCAAATCCAGCAGCTATATATCTAGCCTCACCAACCTGTCCTTTAACTGCCTCTCTAAAAGGGTTTGTTGTGCCTTGTCTAGTAACACCTATATCGGCTAAAACATTTCTAAAATCACCCACCATCTGGTCGATGGCTGATGTTTTACCTTCAGCTATTATATTCTCAATAAAGATTACTCGATTTGCATCTTCAGTTACAAGGTCACCAAGTGTTAACTCTTGTCCACCTAAACTGTTTATAGTATCTACTATAGCAGCCTTTTTCTTTGTACTTAAATCTTTTCTAGCCATATACGTATCAACAAGACGAACACCTTTCAAAGCATCTGCTCTAGATGTGCCGTCTGCTTGTATGCGACTTAAAAACTGTTCACTATATTCTACTGCCATCAGTATCCGAATGTCCCGTCAAAAGGTTGGAACGCTTGTTCTTTTATGCCTTGCAATGTTTTGTGAATTGATGTATAACCAGAAGTACGAGTCATAACCATATAACGGAGTGCATCATATGCGTGGTCTTCAGCTTTGGTATCTACATCTTCACTGTTTGTTTTCGACAGTGGTATTCCCGACAGTTGCGCTGTGGTGTGTTTACATGTCGAGAAGATGCGTAAACGTGGTTCTTTGGTGTACGGGTCATCTGCCAATCTTCTGTGCAGTTCCATCTTGCCTTGAAGTCGGTTACGGTCAGATGGTGTCCAACGTACCCCTGCCCTCATCATAGTTTCTGCGATAGATGGGCCAAATCCTGTCTTGTTCCAGCACGAGGCATCTAACACGTTATAGTGAGGAAGAGGGTCAAGTTCTTCCATTTGTAGTATTTTATCAGCCAACTGCTCTGCTGTCAAGTGCTTGGCATATAACTCACGATAGACCCAAATGTTGTTATCCCAATCTATTGCACCCCACAGGACACAAGACGGTGAAGCGTAGCCATAGTCAGCGGCTCGTATACGGGGCCAGTTGAAGGGCATCTCGAACGGTTCAACCACATGCCTTGCCCGTGAGAACTCAGGAAAGGCTGCACCTTCCGCTACGTCCCAATCCCCGTCCAGTAACCTACGGCGTTCGACATCTGGCAATGAACGCAGCATAGCTTCGTACTGTCCATCCGCCATCAGGTACGGATTGTCCGTCAGTCTTGCGGGGACGAACTTCCTGTAGAAGAGGGGCTTGCCTGCTTTTGTCGGATGTGTGTCAGGCCAAAGAAACGCTTTACCCGTCTCCGGGTCACTCGCCGCAAAAGCTTGGTTGGGTTCCGACGGGTCAATATACATTTTCTTAACCCACCAGCCACCAACGCCACCGGGGTTGGCAGTACAGCGCATACATAAGGTCTGTTGTAATTCTGGGTCTGTAGAACGAAGGCGCGAACGCAAGTAATCCCAAACATAGCTACTCGGATATTGTGTTATTTCATCAACGCCTATCCAGTTGAAAGCCTGACCTTGAAAGCGGGTCAC